GTAGAATGCGTTCACCCACGCGAATGCGGTAGTCGGCAAAATGTACGCGGCGTCCAGCCGACTGTGATTTGCGATGTGTCGCATCAGCGCGCCAGGCGACGATGTCTTCCTGGCGTTCCCAAAGTTTGTGCGACAGCAACAAATCGTCGTCGCCAATTGCAGCATAGCGATCAAGAAATGCCAAGCCCGTGTGGCGTGCGAGAACGGGACGCAGCATGTCCACATGTTCAAAATAACGTTCCAGATGGCCCGGATGGGGGCGCACCTCAAAAAACAGTGCATGCATTTAGCACTTCCCTCTTTCAAAGTCTAAAATCGGCAAGCAACCCAAGAATGTTGCGTAGCTGAGGTAGCTGAAAAGTCGGCCGCCAGCAATGTCACCTCCATAACGCGAGCTGAAACAGAAGAGCCATTGAAGTCTTAAGCTGCACGAGGCACGCCACAGAACGAGGTTTTTCAACGGACAATGGTAGGCCCGGAGGGACTCGAACCCCCAACCAAAGCGTTATGAGCGCTCTGCTCTAACCAATTGAGCTACAGGCCCGACGCCCGGTTTGTGGAAGAATTTTACAGCAAAAGCAATCAGGGCGTTTCAAAGACGATCTCGCAGGATTGTACATTGATCTGGCCACAGCCTGTGCATCGTGCCTTCACCACCACATCGCCAACGGTCACGGGAGGCGATTTCAGCGCCAGTAGTTCACTGACGCGTACAGATGCAGAGCGGCCGCACACGCAGTTAAGCCAAAGCACATGGCTGTGGATTGTCGATAACCTGGTGCCTTCACTTTTTAACATGACCGCTTCCTTTGACTGACAAAGATCGGTTCCAGTCCTACATGCCAGCCTGCTGATAAATAATCTTGCAGGTCAAGACAGAGCTTTTCAAATGCCCACATCCCGAGAAATGATCCTCACCGCTCTGGCGGACCTGTTGCGCACGGTACCGCATGTGCCGGTGCTGCGCGGCGAGGTCTTGCCGGAGCGGATCCCGCCTTCTGGCCTGATGATCCTGCGCGATGGCGACCCAGGCGAGCCCGGCGTAATGCTGTCGCCATTGATGTATCACTATCAGCACCGCACTGAACTCGAGGTGATCGTGCAGACTGGTGAGGATCGCGATGCGCGGTTTGACCGGCTGATCGGGCGCATTGGTGCTGCCATCGGTGCTGATCGCACCCTGCGTGGTCGCTGCGATTGGGTCGAGGCGGAAGCGCCAGAGCCGGTCGATCTGCCAGTTGATGGCGGGGCCACCATCAAAGCGGCCATCGTGCCTATCATTTTACATTACGCGACCAGCGATCCGCTGACCTGATCACACCCCAAAGCTGACATTCAAGGAGAGACACGATGGCACGAGCCCAAGGGGCGCGCGCGCAGATGGCGCTGGCGTTCGAGACCACTTACGGGACGCCGCCCGCAGGCGGCTTCACCCGCATTCCGTTTGCCAGCACGTCGCTGGGGGCCGAGCAGCCTTTGCTCGGCTCGGAGTTGTTGGGCTATGGCCGCGATCCACTGGCCCCGATCAAGGACGCTGTGACAGCGGACGGTGATGTGGTGATCCCGCTTGACGCATCCTCGATCGGGTTCTGGCTCAAGGCCGCGTTCGGCGCACCGGTCACCACCGGATCAGAGGCACCCTACAGCCATGAGTTCCGATCGGGCAATTGGACTTTGCCCTCGGTCTCGATCGAGACCGGCATGCCCGAGGTGCCGCGCTTTGCGATGTATTCCGGCTGCATGGTCGATAACATCAACTGGCAGATGGCGCGCTCCGGGCTGCTCACAGCGACGGTGAGCCTTGTGGCCCAAGGCGAGGCGCTTGGGACAAGCTCCGCTGCCGGCAGTCTGGCCAACCTTGATCTGATCCGCTTCGGTCATTTCAACGGCGCTATCACCCGCAACGGCCAGTCAATCGGAAACGTCGTCTCCGCAGACATTGCCTATGCCAACAACCTCGACCGTATCGAGACCATCCGCGCGGATGGACGTATCGATGGGGCTGACCCGTCGGTGGCAGCCCTGACCGGCAATGTGCAGGTCCGCTTTGCCGATCAAACGCTGGTGAACCAGGCGATCAACGGTGAGGCTTGCGAGATGTCGTTCGCTTACGCGCTAGCAGGCGGCGTAGGCCTGACCTTCACTGCGCACGCGGTCTATCTGCCACGGCCGCGCATCGAGATCAGCGGCCCGCAAGGCGTGCAGGCAACCTTTGATTGGCAGGCCGCAGTCTCACCCAGCCTGGGGCGCATGTGCACCGTCACGCTGACCAACGCGCAGGAGGAGCTGTGATGCTGCGTCTGAACCTGTCGAACACACCCGACTGGCTTGATCTGGGCCACGGCGTCCGCGTGTTTGTTGAGCCGATGAGCACTGCAGTGATGATTGCCGCACGGCGCGATCCGCAGATCACAGACCTTGGTAACAGCATGGAGACGCTGACCAACGATGATCTCGCACTGATAATGGCCAAGGCGGTGGCACGCATTGCCATCACGGATTGGGAGGGTGTCGGAGACGCTAAGGGCAAGCCTGCCGCGGTGACACCCGCGGGGATCGACGCCCTGCTGGAGGTCTGGCCGATCTTTGAAGCCTTCCAGACCAAATACGTCAATTCCGGCTTTCTGCTGGAACAGGAAAAAAACGTCTCTGCGCCCTTGCCGACTGGGAGTTCGGCGGGGGCGCAGCCTATTGCCAAGCCTGCACGGGGCCGTGCCCGGACTGCCCGCAAACCCTGAATGCTCCGCGCACGTTTGAAGGCGTCCAGGTTTGGGATGTTGTGGAAAGGTTGGGCGGACAAATGCGCATTACAGGCAAGTCCGTGACCGGCTGGGACATGGGTGCAGCACTTCACCTTGGTGCGGCCTTGGGCGTCTCCACCAAAGCACTGGCCGAGCTGTTGCCAGCTGTAGAGGCGGTGATGGTGCGCAAGATCAACCAGCAAATCGAGGCCAGTCATGAGTGAGAAGCGTGTTTCTGTTCGTTTGTCCGCAACAGGCGGCAAACAGGTTAAAGCCGAGCTGACAGGCGTGGGCGACGCTGGTGCCAAGGGCATGGGGCGGCTCTCACGCGAGACCGAGATTGCCAATGCCAAGCTGGCGGCCTTCGCGCGCCGTGCAAAGGTGTTTGCTGCCGCCACTGCGGTCGCTGCGGTCGCAGCCGGTGCGGCTATGGTGCGCTCGGGTCTGCAGACGATCGATGCGCAGGCCAAACTGGCGCAATCGCTGGATACCACAGTGAGTAGCATTCAGGTACTCGAGCGTGCCGGTGATCTGGCCGGTGTGTCGATAGGCGAGATCGAACAGGCCACAGCGCAACTGACGCGGCGGCTGTCACAAGCGGCCTCTGGTACTGGTCCCGCGGCTGCCGCACTGGATAAGCTCCAGCTGTCTGCTGCCGCGCTGCAGCGGCTACCATTGGATGAGCGCATCGCCCTGATCCAGGAGAGGCTATCCGCGTTTGTGCCTGAGGCGCAGCGTGCGGCCGTGGCCTCACAGCTCTTTGGTGATCGCGCATCGCTGGTGTTCACACGCATTGATACGGCGACCCTGCAACAGGCCAACAAGGATTTGCGCGATTTCGGGGTCATCGTTTCTGAGCAGGACGCAGAGCAGATCGAGGTCACCAACGACGCCATCTCGCGGCTGGGTCTGCTGTGGCGCGGGGTGACCAATCAACTGACCGTGGCCGTGGCCCCCGCACTTGAGGCCGTGGTCAACGGGCTGGTGTCGTTCGCAAAGGTAACAGGCCCGCTTGGGGTGGCGATCCGCTTCACCTTTGACAACCTGAACCGCTTTGCCACATATGCCGCCACCTTTGTGGGCCTGATGGCCGGACGCTGGGTGCTGGCCATGGGCCGTGCGGCGCTGTCGGTCAAAGGTCTGACCACTGCGTTCGTTTTTCTGCGCGGCGCCATCATCCGCACTGGCATCGGCGCGCTCATCGTGGGTGCGGGCGAGCTGGTCTTTTGGTTCACCAAGCTGGTGAGTGGGGCCGGTGGTTTTGGCAATGCGCTGGCGCTCCTGAAGGATGTAGCCGCCGAAGTCTGGAGCCGGATCAAGATGGGCGCCTCAGCAGCAGGTGCGGCGGCCACGGCGATGTTTTACGACATCAAGGCCGACGCAGCATCGGGCATGGCCTCGGCAATTGAAAGCGTTGTTGGCTTTGGCAACAATGCTGTGAACACATTCCAGGGCACGTTCTTTGCCGTGCAATCTGTCTTTGGCGCACTGCCGGATGTGTTTGCACGCATTGGTGCGCTGTCGATCAACAAGCTGATCGAGGCCATGGAGGCCGGGATCGCCGGTATCACCCGCGGGGTGAATACGCTGATCACCATCGGGGGACGGTTTCCAGAGCTGGCGCTTGATCCTCCTGACCTGTCCGAATGGGAACGGGTGGTGCCCGACGCTGTCGATATCGGCGGACGCGCGGCAGAGGGCTTTGCCCGCGGGTTTGAGACAGACCTGCTGCAAGTGCCCGACCTTGGCCTTGATGATATCGCCAGTGAGGCGCTTGCAACTGCAAATACCTACCGGGGTGCCGCCCAAGACCTCGCAAGGGGTGCCACACTGCCCCTGGCAAGCTGGCAGGCGCTGCGGGATGCGGTCAGCGGGGCCGATGCAGAGGGCGAAGACGCGCTCACGAGCGCTGCGGCCTCGGCGGCAGTGCTCACCGCCGAGCTTGAAGACGCGGAAACAGCGGCTACCCGCGCAGGCACTGCGGCCCGGCAGGCGGGCACCGATGCCAAAGAGGGCGGCGATGAGGCAGCAACCGGCTGGCGGGCGGTGACCCAAGGGCTGTCGCAATATGCGGATCAGGCGATGGATTGGGGCAAGGGCCTGAGCGACACGCTGGTCGGTGCGTTCAGGTCGGCTGAGGGCGCGTTTCGTGATTTCGTGAAGACGGGGAAGGTGGATTTTAAGGGGCTGATCGCCTCAATCCTGACGGACCTTGCGGTGCTGCAATTCCGCAAAGCCGTGCTGGGCCCGATCGCCAATGCCCTGAGTTCGGCATTTTCTGGTCCCACTCTTGGCGGCAATGTGGCCTCTGCAGTACTGCACACCGGTGGTATGGTCGGCATTTCGGGTTATACCCGCTCGGTGCCTGCGATCGCATTTGCGGGCGCACCGCGCATGCACGCAGGTGGCATGGCAGGTCTGCGCGCAGACGAAGTGCCAACCATCCTACAGCGCGGTGAACGCGTGCTGAACCGGCGTGAGACCGCGCAATACGGTGCTGGCGGCGGGGGCATGTCGCGTGTGCGCATCGAACTTGGCGACGGTCTCATGGGCCGCATCATGGAACAGGCCGGTGCGCAATCAGTCGAGATCGTCCAAGGCAGTCTGCAACAATATGACCGGCTGGTTGCGCCGCGCACCGTGGCGCGCGTCAGCCAAGACCCAAGGCGGAGCGGATAATGGTGCTGGCTTACCCTCTGACAAATGCGCAGTTCCTCGGCGCCTTGCGCGTCGAGGAGGTGACGTTTCGGCTCTCGCACCCGCAAGAGCACACGCGGTTGGGTGACGGCACCGTGATCAGCGCGAGCCTTGGCGCCTCGCTCTGGGCTGGGAGTATTCGGCTAGCGCAAGCCAACCACCCGCGTCACGCGCAGATGGAGGCGCTGCTTGCACTGATGGATCAGCCCGGCGCCACGTTTCTCTGCCATGATCCGCGATACATCGGCCCATCGTCTGACCCGACTGGCAGCATTCTTGGAAGCAGGACCGTTACGATCCACACTGTTGCCAGCAATATGCGCGAGCTGCGCATTACCGGGCTGCCCAGCGGCTATGTGCTCTCGCCAGGCGACATGCTGGCGTTTGAATATGGCAGCAGCCCCATCCGCTTTGCGCTGCATCGCATTGTGGTGGGCGGCACGGCCTCAAGCACTGGTCTTTCGCCTCTGCTCGAAGTGGTCCCAAACCTGCGCGCGGGTGCCGTTGCGGCGCTGACGGTTACTCTGGTCCACCCCGCTTGCAAGGCCCGGCTTTTGCCAGAGCCGATCTATGGCTCAGGGCGGCAAGCGCTGAGCCGCGGGGCAAGTTTCGATTTTATTCAGACGCTGCGGTGACCCGCTTACTGCTGGGCTGTATGCTGGACAGTCAATTTGTAGCCAAGAGCCCGTGCCACCTGTGACAGCGTGCTCAACGTCGGATTGCCGCCCTGTCGGAAGGATTTGTACATGACTTCACGACTGACATTTGCAGACGCCGCGATTTCAG